GGGTGGTTTCTCCGTCCGTACAGGTCACGGAGGCCCCGGCGCAGGTGGTCACGTTGATACTGGCGCTTTGTACGCCCAGGGCGGCCTTTAAGGCCCGCAGGGTCACCTTTTTGTTTTGGCCTGCCGTGTTGGAGAAATAGGGCACTGTGTCGTCCAGGCCCATTTCGTCGTTGGCGGCCAGTTCTTGGGTGGGCGGCTGGTAGTCGGTGCCCGCCACGGCCTGGGTCACAGTGGGGTTTCCCTCTCCGTCCTTTGCGCCTTTCAGGATCCCGGTGGTGGTGATCTTGTCCTGCTTGTTTTTCAGGTTTTCGTTGATCTTATCCAGGAGCGCCTTGTGGGCGTTGGGGTCCTTGTCGTGGTCCTCCAGGTCCTGGAGGCTGGCATAAATCAGAGAACGGGCAAGGGTGCAGGTTACGGTGGCAGCGTCGCCCACGATCACCGGCACAGTGATATTTTTTTCAACCGTCTGCACACTGGCCACAGGGATAAAGTCCGCCGTGTCATAGGCGTTTTGGTAGCAGTAAAGAATATCCTTGCTCCGGTCGTCGGGGTAATCGGGATCCGCCGCGAACACGCCGATCTCCCGCCAGTAAAATCCCTCTGCCAGGGAGGCGTTGGAGAACTTGCCGGACACGTCGCAGTATTGGTTCTGGTTATTGGTCACCGCCGCGTCCATGGTGACCACGGGATCCACCAGGGCAGTCAAAGGGGCGATACTGCCGGACAGTGTGCCCTTGCCCATCTGGATCGTGGTGAATGTGATCCCGGCGCCGCCCATGTTTTCGTAATACAGGGCTTTGCCGGCGTCGGTCAATTTAGGGGCCGCAAACATTGGTTTTTACCTCCTTACAAAGTCGCCCGTTGGAGCGTGATAAAGTCGCCGGTGTGGACCCAGTGGGCCACATATACCTCCGCCGCGTCGGTGGACAGGTCCAAAATGATTTCATCCAGCCAGGCGGAAAGGCGCTTGACGGACCCCAGCACCCGTTTGAACTCCTCCACGTCGTCGGAGGTGATCGCCGGGTTGGTGGTGTACGCCTTGAAGTGGTACGGGCTGCCGTTGTATTCCCACCACTCCGAAATGTAGCCGGACCCGAAAATGGTTTCTATGATCTTTTCCACCGCCGCCGGGGTGCCCATCTGCGTATAAAACAGCAGGGATCCCTCGATCAGCGCCCGTTTGACCTTGATGGAATAATTTTCGTCATAGGCCGGGGTGCGGAGTTCCACGGCCAGCAGATCCAGGACCCGCTCCGGCATGGACTGGATCGCCGCGTATGTCCGGGCGCCGTCGGCGTAGGCGCACAGCTTTTCGATCTGCCGTCCCACGGCGTAGGCAATCGCCTGGACCTCCGGCTGTTCTTTCAGGTTCTCCGGCATGGCTACCGTGAACCGGCTGCCGTTTAATTTAATCATCCTCCAGCCCTCCATAGCTGATCGTGGGGCTGCCGGACAAGGCGGAAACCTTGATGGCGTCCACCGTGGTGTATGTGGGGGCGGTCACGGTCACCCGCTTGGCCCCCGCCGCCATGACCAGGGCCACCAGCTTGGAGGGGTTAATGTCCCGGCCAATGGTGCGCTGCCAGGTCAGATAATCGGCCACCGCCGTCTGGACGGCCTCCTGGATGGCCACAGCCCTGGCGCTGTCGCTCCGGTTGATGTAATAGGTCAGATCCACGGTATAGGTGACCTCTGCGGGGGCGGATACATTCACCAGGTCGGTCATGGGCCGCCGGGTCTTGCCGTTCAGGTATTCCTTTAGGCCGTTGATCATTTCCGTGCCCGGCGTCTTGCCGTCTGACATAATGAAAACAATATCAACCGTGCCCGCCGCCTGGTTGCTGGTGGCTACCACGTCGCCAATGGAGGGGTTGAACTGCTTGGCGTGGAACAGGTAACCGTCCTCCGGGCCTGCGGTGGAGTACGCGCCGGGGGCCAGATAGATCCGCTCCGCCAGGTCGTCGTCGCTCTCCACGTCGGTGCCGCCCTCGGTGGCGGTGGTGTTGACCACGCTGGCCACATAGGGCAGCGGATCCACCATGATGGTCAGATCACCCGCCGCCATGTCGTTGCCCTCGGTCCCGGCGTCCGTGCAGGTGGCCGGCACGTCCACCGTGCTGCCGCCCGCTGGGATCTCCGCGTATTCGTCGGTGGCGAAATAAACGGACCCGCCAGCGGACACCCTGGTGCCTTTCGGGATAGCCGTGGCCACCTGGCGCACCGCCGAAACAGTAAAGCGCAAGGTGGTAACCGCCGCCGTGGCCGGGGACCTGGTAACGCCTTTCAGCAGTCCCAGGTTGTCCAGAAAGTCGGAATAGCTGTATTTCAGCAGGCTTTGTTTGCCCGCTCGGTCAATGTACTGGAACGCTTGATAGATTTGCAGGGCCGCCGCGTACAGGACGCCCCGGTGGGGACTGGATCGCGGCAGGGTCACGGTCTGGCCGGTGGCCTTGGTCATGTATTCCTAATCGGCCACCATTTCGTCCCGCACGTCCTCAATGGTCTTATTGTCAATAAATGAAATGTCCGGGGCGTTTTTGACTGCGGAAAAATCAGGCACTTGTGATCACCACTTTCGGGGATAATTTCCCCTCCGCCGCGCTCCATGTGATTTCCTGGACCCGCACGGTGGGGATATACTTGGCCACCTTTTTGGTGACCTCCGCCGTGTAAAGGCTTTTGGCCACTTCCGGCGGCTTGTCCACAAAGTCCATATTCAGCCCAAACTCCCGATCCAGGGGCACGGTGCCCTCCCGCGTGGACAGCAGGAAAGCCAGCTGCCGGTCCAGATCCGCCAGCCAGTCAGCGGCGAACGTATAGGCCAGTTTGAAGTCGTACAAAACGGTTTCGTTCATGTGTATTCCTCCAGCGTAATGGTTACGGTGGCCTTGCTCAACTCGCCCCGGCTGAAAACACGGTCCCATGTTTCACTGGAGGCCGTCAGGCGAAAGGGATTTTTCCCGACGGTCCGGTGTCCGATCACCAAATACTCCGCCGTGCCAGCCTCCACCATGCCCTCTATGGCCTCCAGCACGTTCCTGGGCCTCACGCCCAGGGAGGAGGAAAGGGTGATAGTCAGGCTCACAGACTGGTTTGCAGGCCCCAAAAACTCCGGCTTGGGTTTGCAGCCCAGCACCTCATGTTCCGCCCACCGGCTGGAAATATCGCGGGTCATGTCGTGGAACGTCATGGCTTTGTCGTCGCTTACCTCGAAAATAATTTTTCTCCCCAGTGTTCCGATCATGGGGTCACCTCCTTACTTTGGCGCGGACGTACTGCCGCCCAGGCTGTCGGCGTGGGTGTGGCTGATCAGGGACTTGCCAGCCGCCACCACGTCGCCGCTGGTGGTCACGCTTTGCGCGGTAATGGTGCCGGTTACGGTCAGGTTTCCCTTTACGGCCAGATCTCCGGTCACCTCCACGTTGCCGTCCTCCACCACTTTGGCGGCCTTGATGGTCAGGACGCCGCCCTGGTAGCGGATCATGGCCTCGCCGGGGGTGCGGGCCAGGTCCTTGCGATAAAGGCCCGCCGCGCCCTCCGGCGGCTTGTGTTTCCCGCTCCAGGGGCGGCCCAGGACCACCCCGGCCTCGGTGCCATTGGAAAGGTGGAGGACCAGCACCATGTCCCCAGGCGCGGGCATATTGTATTCATCGGATAGCATGGGGATCTCGCGGGTCACGCTGTCGTCCTTTTCGTGATACACCACCCGGACCATGCCGGCAGCGTAGTTGACAGAGGACACCTTTCCCAGTCTGATCTCGTTTCCCATCGGCGCCTCCTTACGGTGTCAGGGCATTGGCCGCGCTGATCAGCAGCACGTCCAGCCATGCCACAGCGGTGTATTTCTTGGCCCAGTAGTCGGGGGAGTTGATCACGCCCGTATTGGTCAGGACCTCCAGGGCCTCCGGCACCGTCTTGACGCTGGTGCCGTGCTGGTTGACCTTGATCCGTGTGGCCATGTTCAGGATCAGGCCGCCCAGGCTGCCCACGTCTTTGTAATGGGCCACCCAATAACTGGGGGTGTTCATAACGCCAACAGCGGCCAGCCGCTCGGTTGCGTCTTTGATCACTTCCTCGGTCATGGCCTCCACCAGGGAAAGTTCCAGGTCCGTGGTGTAGCCGCTGGATCCGGTGATGTGGTGGGTGGCGCTGTCAATGTAGTATTTGCCGGACAGTTTACCCAGGCCCACCACGGTGACGCACTGGGAGGCCACCAGATCCGGGCGGCCCATGACGGTCAGGGACAGTTTGGTGGCGCCATGGTTGCCCTTGGCCACCGCCGCGTTGATCTTTCGCTCTGCGTCAGCCTGGCTGTCGGCCTTGCCTGACTGTTTCAGGATCCGGGTGCCGGTGCCCACGGTGACCTTTATTTCCTCCTCGGTGTTGGGGTCCGTGTAGGTGTACTCCCCGCCGGTATAAGTTCCGGTCAGGTTTTTGGACCAACTCCAGGAGGTGATCTCCTCCTCGGTGATCTTGGCCACGGGATCCTTTTTCTTGTACGCCTCCCGGTCATAGACCACGATCTTTTGGGAATAGACTTTCATGGCCAGCCCGTAGGTGTCGCATAGGTCCATGTAAAATTCA